GATGTATTTCTGACCCAAACACCTCCGCCTACTGCTGCAACATATTTAATATCATCAACTATGCTGGTGCTTAGATTTCTATTTAAAATCCACATGGCAAATCTAGGAGGAGCGGTATATCTTATTACACCATTAGCTAATCCAAGACCTTCCGTGGAAATATTAACAACAGTATCGTTGTTATTATATGGAAAACCAAAACCAGACATTTGGCTCCTTTAGATGGCTGCCCAAGCTTCAACTCTAACCGATGATGAACTACTAGCTCTAAACCAAATTGCAGGTATTCTTCGATCATCAAATATAATTGCTGCTGTTGGTGTGCCTGGTGTTAAATCTCCATGTAATGTAATGCCATTAAAAGAATATTCTATTACTGTAGCTCCTTCGTTAACTAATGAAAATCCTGATTGACCAGCAAAAGGAATAACTACCTGAGCATTGGTAGGAAAAGAAGTATCAGTAACGGTAATCTTAGTAAAAAAATTAAAGTCTTTGCCTTGTGTTTTTGGACCCATATTCACCTTCTATAGTGATATCAAATAATGCTAAGATTGATATTTATCCAGATGCTAAAGTGCGTGCTTGTGTATCTGTTAATAAATATGATACAAAAGTAGTACCAACAGTAGCTGTTCTAAAATAATAAGATAAGGTTTGAACAGCAGAATTTTCGTCAAATGCAGATGGAGAAAATCTTACCCCATTATAATTGTTTGCATCATTATCAGCTGGATCAAGCCCAGCACGGGTATTAACATTTAATGTTCTAGTAGCTAAATTGCCGATTAATGAAACTGTGTTTAAATCAAAATCTTGGTCTGCCCTTGTAATCGTAATAGTTAAACGCCAACTGTCATTACCTTCCGGATCATTTTCACGTGTCCTAACAACACTAACGTTATTACTAACATTGATACGTGGTAAAATATTTGAATCTAATGGATTAATCGCATCATCATTTCCATAAGTATAATTAGAATTTGGATGATACTCTAAATGTACATGAGGAAATAATACTGCTCCAGACTTAGAGTCAAATCCAGTCATTCCTGCACGACCAATAACTTGACCGACAGATATAAAATCTCCACGTTGCACACTAAGAGATTCAAAATGATCCATAACGACTTTATAACCTGCGTTGCCAATCATCACATGATTACCAAATCTACTAGAAGCACTCTGTGATAGATCATAAAATTCAGTTTTTTGGACACCAATCGTGTATGGGGTGGCATTAGTATCACCTGATCTCCAATAGATTGTAGGAATAAATATGGGCTGTGTAGAAGTAAAAGATCTTCCAGTTTCCGTACCGATTGTAGTCCAACTTGATCCATTAGTACTGTAGAGCCAAGCATAAGCACCAGTACTAGCGGTAAAAGTAATTCTTAACCAAGTTTGTCCTGAGATAGAGGTAGTAGCACCATTAGCGGTAAAAGTTGTAGTTCCTACACCGCGTCTCGTAATGGTGCTACCATCATATTCCATTGCTATATATTCAGTTGCGCCAGAATTAAATAAACCAATTCCAATAGCACCAACAGTACTGATAGTTGATGTCAGAGCAATTTGAATCAACCAATCATCACCACCATCTAGATCGATTCTTTCTGTAGTATGCTGATATTTACCAATATCAGCAGGGAAACTAGCAACACCTTGTCTTGAGGCCGTCAGAGTCAAACTAGAACCTCCATGAGCAGCAGATAAAGAAGATCCTGATATGCTCCAATAATTTAATTGAGAAGCTGTTTGCCATCCAAAAAATGAATAATATGTACGAATAACAGCACCAGTTATTGGAGAATAAACACTTTGTCCTTGTGAGAATACTAAATCCACTCCGCGATGAAAATCTACTCCTGATGAATGTCCTGAAAAAGTACGATGACCAATAGTATCTTTTACTGTTCCTACTCCACCACCATGTGGCCAAGCAAATCCTGTTCCACCACCAGAATAACTTCTACGTTTGACTCCTAACATTACAATTCCTCAGCTGTATAAAGACTACAATAGCCGGTTTGAGAAGTAGTACGAAATCCCATAAGTCCACCACCAGTAATTTGTGTATCTACTGCTGATAAATTTACTGTGGCTGGAGATCCACCTGCATCAAAAGTAGCAGACAAAGCCGATCCTTGAACAGAAAATGTAATCGTTACATCTGTATTTTGTGGAAGTACAAAAGCGGATGATGTTAAATTGGTAAAGGTATTACCAACAACACGTGTAATTCTAGCGTTACCTGTTTGACAACGTGCATAATAATAATCAGTATTGGCAGCATCTCCTGTTTCAACACATTGAACACGAAGTATAACTCCAAAATTTTCTGAACCTTGTGCTGTTGGAGATACATAACGCATTGTTGCTGTAACACGTTGATCATTAAATCCTCCAGCAGTAACAAGAGCTATCCATGATGAAGCAGTAGATAATCCTAAACCTAACGATACATCAAAAGCAGGAGTATTAATCTTAGTAACAAGATTTCGAAAATTTTGTGTGCTGATCAAATTTTTTGTTTGTGAGAATTTAGTTCTTGTAAAATCTTTTAATGATAACATATGAGACTCCGTTAATAATATCAAAAAATGCTAAAAGATAAAACAAAAGGGGTTGACAATATTGTCAACCCCTTTAGATTTGGTCATCCTAGATGACTAGATTATTAACGTCCGATGATGGTTGATTTGTTGCCTTTAGCAACTCCTCTTGCATTAACGATACCGATACCAATAATTTCACTAACTACCCAACCTAATTTCAATTGTTTTGGTTCATCAGCTGGCATAACTTCGATATCTTGACGAACTGGCATAACTCCAACGAACTCAGGATCTGCAGCTCCATAGACGGTTCCAGGTGGAACGATCTTAGAAACCATAACATCAGCGCCCCATGCGTGGGCAAACAAACCAGTTTGCAAAATTTCACGTTGAGTAACAGGATCGATTTCACCTGGGTTATTACCGGAGGATGCCCAATTAAGGATATCAGTGAACTCGTTAATGTTCATGAAGAATTTGGTGGTTACCAAATCCCAACGATCAATTTGAACCTTGATAGCAATCAAATCGCGCTTCAACATACCACCATCGGCAATATCTTGAACTGTATTTTCTGCGGAAGAGGCAGCATCAAGAGCTGCGAAGATATTAGCATCTTCTTGAGCCATAATTTCTTGACGAGCCTTCTGAACGGCACGATCAATTACATTGAAACGACGACGCTTGACTTCAGCAATACGTACTGTTGGATTAGAGAATAATTCGAATTCAGGAACGGTAATACGCTCTCCAAATACACGACTCTCGGTTCCAGTTCCATTGCTAGAAACTACAACTGCAGTAACATCAATATCACGATCGTAAACTGGCAAAGCACCTTGTGGCAAAGGATCTACTACCAAAGCTCGACGAGCGATACCTTGATAATCCAAGTTACGTCGAATTGGGTTTGCCATAGCTTGAGCCAAAGCAATTTTACCCTCATTAGTCATAATGGCACGAGAAATTAATTCATCTCTTTGAGACTCATTTAATCCTGGTTGACCAGCTAAATGCATATTAGAAGGAGTATTCTCCTCAATAATAGATGCATATTTGGTAATCGTTGAAAGAGCATCTTTTAATGATGATGCATTTAACTCTCCACGAGTATTAAACAAAGATAACATTTAAACTCCCTAAATTTAAGAACTGTTTGCTATCGCCCACAGTAATGTTTACAATCATGAAAAATGGGGCGCCTGCTCTGCAAACGCCCCGAGTATTAGTCTTACGAGTCAGTACCTGGGAAGTGAATTACTACTTGAGTAAACTGTCCACCTAATGGATTGGTGGTAGTACCGGATGGTGAATTCAAAGCTGAAATCATATCCAATCTAGTAGTTACTCGGCTTCCAGTAGTTTGAAACTCAATGAAACGTGCTACTACTACAGCTTCAAAAGCAGCTGCCAATCGTGGTGTCAATAAACCACCTGTTGTAGCATATAATGCAGTTCCTGGTACTAAAGAAGAGTTACCAGGAACTAAACCAGTAACACCAGTAGTATCTACTGCATCTAAAGTAATAGCATACATACCTGGATTACCCCAAAGAGTAATCTTACCAGATCCAGTTGCAGTGTGAGGACCAAGTTGCGCTCCACCAGAGCTAACTTGACCTAAAGTTCCACCAACAACTTCGCCAAATAATGTTCCATATCCTTTAACTCCTTCATCGGCCAAGAATAATGGACGCATACCAGAAGTTAGAGTCTTAGTAACGGCTGGACGAACTGGGCTTGTAGTACCGCTATATCCATCATTAACATCATAAGCGTGTGCATCTGATCCAGTTGTAGATACACCTACGAATCCTACTACCTCTCCACCAAGAAAACTAGTAACTTGACTGTCAAGACCGTCAAATTGGCCGAAAGGATATTGTGCTTGAAGTGGTTTTAATGCCATTTTAATTTTCCTTAATGCATCATCAATTTTGATGCACTTGTCTTACACCTGATTTCTTCCGAAGGAAATGTTATGATTTCCCTGTTGTTTCAATTGAAATATGAGAGTATTAGTAGGAGAAGAAAAAAATCACTTTTTTTCTAACAACATTTGTGACATTTTCGCAACTCTTTGATC